CTAAAGTAAAGACTCCAATTCTGGGCAATGTTAAAGTGTTTCATCAAGAGCCTAGCAAACAAGAGTCTTTGGAATCAGAAGATGTCCCGTTCTAAACATATCAAACATGGTGCATCAAGGACCATTGATGGTAAAGTAATTAGGCGTATCCCTAAACAAAATGTAAGATTTTTACCTAAAGATGCAGAAATTCTAGGTCTTTGTAATAATAAATTAAGAGTTAGATTAGATGTTAATTGGATAAGAAAAAGAGGTAGGGGATATAACAGATTAGTGAGGGAGCAATAGCTCCCCTACTAATTACTTGTTACAAATGTACATTGTAACTTCGAAGCCGAAACGCATTTCAGTTGCTGATGGTTTAGTCCACATAACTGTTCTCCTTTCGCAGTAGATTTTGTTACAAGTATAATTATATAACAGAAGATAAATATAGTAGGCAGAATGTAATTAGAAAAGGCTAGTGATTATAATGATTGATGACGAATTAGATTTTACCAACACAAAAAGTCAATTACTGTTTACTCCAGAGGGGGCATTGTTTATTAATATTTTGTATATGGCTCTAGAGGACTACAGGAAATCTAGATACTACAAAAGTAAACTGCAGCCAATGGGACAAAGAGCACTAGAGTTTTTAATGTCGGATAACGAGATAATGCAATTAAACGCATGGCTTCTTGGCATACCTTTATACAAAATTCAAGGTGCTATAATGTATGACAAGGAACTGTTTACAATATTCAAACGAAATGTAAAGTTATTAATCAATGATATTGATGACCACTTACAAGGAAAGGATAAAGATGTTGAAGAAGACAATGATATGGATTTTTAGTATTGTTTGTATCTTATTAATTATGGTGTATAGTATATACTATATTAATATAGAACAAGAGCCTGAAGAAATGATTTGCTACAAAGGTAAATTATTGCTACAGTTAGAAGAAGGTGAAGCAATTTATACGAGAGCGAAAGGTGTAACTTGCGAATATGAAAATGGTATTTTAATAATAGAGGAGCAGTCATGAAAGATATGATTAACCCTGACCATTACAAAGATGGAGGGATAGAAACCATAGATGTTATCAAAGCTAAACTAGGTGACAGCTATAAGTTTTATGTTAAAGGTAATCTTATAAAGTATTCTCAACGACTTGGTAAGAAAGATGACTGGGCACAAGAACTTCGTAAGATTGCATGGTATGCAAATGATTTGGCAGATGAGTTAGATAGAAGGAAAGCATCTCCAATTATGCCTGACGAGTGGATAGAAGACCCATTACACGATGAAGACTAACGAACCTTGTGGTATTTGCTATGCAATAGGACTAGCTTGTATTTTAATGGTAATTATATTAGAAGTAGTACAGCGATGGCTATTAAATTAGGAAAGCAGGTGTGCCACAAGTGTAAACAACCTGCAAACACTTATGACGATAACAAATGGTGGTGTGGAAGAACATTGTCAGCACATGGAGTATGTAAGAATGATAACAAAAAGAATGGCGATAGAGGGTGATTGGTTCACTGTTCAGTTTTTTAAAGAGGGTGATGGTAGTATAAGAGTTGAGGTGGTACATGATATAAAAAATAAGTTTTATAAGATGTATCCTGATAACAAGATAACATTTGAGGAGAGTGAAGATGAGTAAGATTGATGTAGTAATTGTATTAGTTTTATGTGTACTGATAATAAACATACACGCCTATGCTCAAGATAGGATTATAGTAACATCAGATGATGATATTATTGTATGTACTACAGATGAAAATGGAGTTACAGTTTGTCTTTAATGCGTAATCCAAATGCCAAACATATAAACTTTGACTTTATGAAGGGTATTATTCCTGATAATTACTTATGGTTGGCAAGCAATATAGATATGTGCTGTGAAAGAAAAGGTCAATTCTTATTTGCAGAATGGAAAAGAATCTATGAAGAGATTCCAGTGGGTCAAGAAAAACTACTCAATGCTTTATCATTAAACCCCAACTGTCATGTGTTTATTATAGATGGGTACTCGGATGAAACAGGCACAGAAGTAAACAGAGTAACTCGCTGGTATAAAAGAAAGAAAGTGGTACAAGGAAACTCAGTAGAAGATTTAAAAAGAATATTGGTAGATTTTTATAAGTATGCTGATAAGCTATCTGTTGTCCCAGATAAAGTTTAGCCATTCTTTTAATTCGTTTACCCTTCTTTCATCTTTAAGTTTCATAAGCCACTCTCTTCTTTTGTTAAGTGGTTTCTTAGAAAGGTTTAGAGCTTCACAATATCTTTGGTATTCTTGTGAGTAGTTGTCTGTTTCTAAACCGTTTGGTAGTGTAATAGGTTGCTTATTCTTCTTCAAGATAAATGCTATCTACAACTATTTCAACATTGAATACTTCACCCTCATCGCTTATGGTTAATACAAGAGTATCCTCACCATAAACAACTTGAACTTCCTCAATGTATTTACCTTCCATGCGTTTAGCTATTTTAGATATATTCATTAGTGAAAATCAGTGTCCTTATGCACAGCAAAATAAATTTCTAAAGCATCACCAGCAATAACAATTGATTCATTATTGCTGAATCTAATAGTAACCATAGAACTAGTTAAGTCTTCCATAAAATCTATATCAACCACCTTCTCGTCTTGGAAGGTCTTTAAAAATTCTAGGCTATCTTCTTGTTCCATCTACCATTCCTATCTAATACCATTGGCATAAGTTTAGGCTGTCCATCTAAAATCATTCCGCATCCTACGATGAATCTTGATTTAAAGTTTTTAGCATAATCAAACGCCATTGATTTTTGGTTAATCAAGCAACCAACTTGCATACCCCATATCAAGGCATCAGGATTAGAATAGTATCCAATACTAAACTTGGTATGGTAATGACCTTGTACTGTGTTCATGCCGTACTGTTGAGCTACTTTAAGAACATCTGCTGCCATACCATGTGTAAAGAAACAACGGCTACCATCAGACAATGTAATAGTTAAATCATCTACCCATTCCCATCCTTTACCTACACCAAGAAATTCATTGTAAGATTTAAGATAATCTTTAGGTAGTCCATACTTTAACGCTCTGCGATAAACGAGAGATGAATGGTTACTGTGTACAATCTTCATTTCTGGAAATATCTTTTCCAAGTCTGTAACATACTTTTTAGATTGTCGAAGTTCATCACCAGCAGACATCAGGTCTGGGTTATGTTCGTGCATAGATATTGCATGTTGGTCAAGCTCATCACCTATGTTTACGATAAGGTCAGGCTTATACTTCTTTTTCAATGCTTTAAGAAATTCAAAAGCATCTTGATGGTGATAAGGGATATGTAAATCCGATATCACTAAGACTGATTTATTCATTGGGATAACCCTTTGTTATATAACAGTTTTTATTGTACCATTATATATTAATTATCTGGGTAAAATCTTGTTCCTTGTTTGTCAATGATTAATGCTTGTTTTCTAGGCTCATCTGGAGTAAATGCAAGATGTACCCATCTACCAAACTCTAATATTACTTGGTCGTATTCGATATCAGAATTGACAATGGCTTCCACAATTTCTTCAGGAGTCCCAAAAGACGGAGAGATAAAGTCAACGGCAAGACCACGAGTGTGAGCAGAAGTTCTCTTACTTCCCAAATGGTCGTTAAGAGCATAGCTACGGTAACCAGAGCTAATAAGCATAGGATTGTGTAGTAAAGCTCGTACATCTTCTAATTTCTCCGCTAAAAATTTTAAGTTATCCATCACTTCTTCTGATGGTGTATTGTCTATATCAAGCCTTGTGGCTGTATCTGAATGTATTAGTTCTTCTAAACTAAAGTGTGGTGACAGCTTCATTTAGTCAACCCTTTTGATTTCTCAAATGTGCGTAGACCACCTAGCCCTAGCATACCCATTAATACGGTCATTAAACTACCCATATCAAATTCAGGTAAGGCAGGAAGTGTTACATTAAACCACGCTGCTATAAATATTATAACAGGTGCTAATACAAAGTGCCATGCTAATGCAATGCCACATACCCAGCCAATAAAAGGTCTCCAGCCAGCCACTAAAGGTGAGCGATGTGCAGCTTCTACCTTGTTTATCTCTACTTGTCCTTTAGCTAATTCCTGTGCGTGTTTCTCAGACATAGTAGCAATCTCATGTGCTAACTTATTCTTCTGGTCCTTATCTTCTACAAACTTATCTAGCAAGTTTGCTACTGGTCCAATTAATGCTGTCCAAACCATGTTATCTCCTATCTAGTGGGTTAGTAGTAGCTCGTTTAATTATATCGAGCTTATCTTCTACTGAACGAATCATTGTCTCTACTTCTGACTTTGT